CTATAAAGGAAGATTTATCGCGAATCCGTATCGGTCTTTACAGGCCGCTGCGTATCCGCTCTTCCAATGGTCGGATCGAGTCTGTCGCAGACTACCTGGAAATTTCCAGTACGACCAAGAGATGGGCCGAAGGAGGGCCCAAGAACTGCTGCAGAAACATCGTTGTTCCTATTCGATTGACCTCGAGGGTGCAACCGATAACTTTCCACGGGAGCTGGTGTCCTACACGCTGGCTCTCCTAGGAGTTGACGCCGGTTGGCGTCGTTTCTACCTAGAAGTATGTGCGCTCCCCTGGCATTTGCCCAGTTCATGGGCTGCCGTATCCGGCATGGAGGAGATACAGTGGACGGTTGGCCAGCCGCTAGGCTGGTACCCCGTCTTTAACCTTGCCCTCTCCATAACCTTAGGTGCCCTGGTACAGGGTGTCTGCTATCACACTCGTAGTGATGATGGCTATTCCGCCGGTGATCAGAGTGTCCAAGTCGGAGATGACCTGGTGGTCTTTTCGGAGGCTGCCGGCGATCTGATTCAAGGGCTACTCGGAGATTTGGGGGTCCCCGTTTCCAAGGATAAAACCTTGGTTTCTGATAGCGCATGTGAATTCTGTAGCAGGCTCATCACTGTCGACGATCAATACCCGTCGTACAAATGGCGGTTGCCTAGTGATGACAACTTCTTCGACATAGTCAAGTCTTTTGGTCGACCCGGCTATGGTCTGCTTACCAGACGACAGGTTGCAGTAGCAAAGATCCTGGAGACTGTTCCCGAACCTTGGGGCCTAGGTCTAAACCCCTATGGTTTACCATTACAGGTTCGGTTAGAACTGTTTTTAAGTGATCTGACGCGTGTCAGGACAGAGACTCAGCTGATTTCGGCTGGGTTGTACACTCTTCGGAAGCTTATCTCATCCTCCGTGGTGCAGATGAGCACGTCTGACCAACTTCTTGGCGACGTTCCTGACCCCGACCAGGGGCTGGAACAACTCATCTCCGAAACCTGGGGTCCGGCCGTTGATAAGCGGCTTTACGGACCGTGGTTGCAGTCAATGGCCTTGCAGGTGCAAGATTTGTTGACTGTCTTGAGGAAACAGGAAGCTGCAAAGGGCAACTACGCGCAAGCGTGGGTACGCGAGCAGTTAGTCGCCAAGCTCCGCGATGTTATACCCTCCTTCATAGTTGATGACCTTAAACCGGTTATCGACGAGTACGGGGAATTGACCGCATATGCGGGATGGTTCCAGGCTGTTCGGGCAACCGGCAGTTTGAATAAGCGTCCCCCATCGGTGCGGATGACCCTTGTAGAGCGCGTCCAGCTTGCTTATCGCAAGCTCGTAGGCGCCGAC